GGTAACGCGCGACCCCGACGCATTCTTTGGGATAGAATTTCCAGAAATATATATCCTAAAGGATAGGTATTTTGGGCGAAAATTTACACTTTAAAATTGAATTTGCTTTATCCGGTCAAAAATTTAATAATATATAAACAAACAATATTGAGGAAATTATGGCTTCACCAAGCTATGAAACCGCGAGAACGCGAAAATTGCAAATCGAAACCGCGTTGGCCGAGATGGAATTGGCAAAGGCTCGGCGTGAATATGTTTCGGCCTCAGACGTTCAACACGTTTGGGCCGATGTTTTGGCGAATATGAAATCGAGGCTTTTATCGATGCCGACGATTCTTGCGCCGATGTTAGTGAAGCAAACCGAAATCGGCGAGATAAAAGACATCATCGATCGATCGGTTCGTGATTGTTTAGAGGAACTTTTGACCTATGATCCAAAAATCGATGTCGCACCCGATGATGGTGGAAGCGATGAAAGAGGTGGCGAGGGGAGCGATTCAAACGCTAAAACCACCGCCGCGCCTAAGCGTAAGCGAGTGGGCCGACCTCGAAAGGCGGCTATCGTCTGAGGCATCGGCGGCACCTGGTCGATGGTACACCGAGCGCACCGAGTATTTACGGGGCATCATGGATGCGGCCAGTGATCCATCGGTGAATGAAATCGTTGTTCAAGCGGGGGCGCAACTCGGTAAAACCGAGGTTTTGCTAAATGTGATCGGCTTTCACATTGCAAACGACCCCGCGCCGATCTTGGTTGTTCAGCCAACCGGTCACAAAGGCATGGCCGAAACCTTTTCGAAAGACCGGCTCGCGCCGATGTTACGCGATACGCCTTGCCTCAAAGGGAAAGTGAAAGACCCTCGATCGAGGGATTCCGGAAATACAACCTTGCAAAAGAACTTTCCAGGCGGTCGGATTTCTATGATCGGCGCGAACTCACCGGCGCAACTTGCCTCGAGGCCGATCCGAATTGTGTTGCTCGATGAAACCGATCGATTTCCGGCATCATCCGGAAGCGAGGGCGATCCGATCGAATTGGCTCGCAAACGATCCGCGACATTTTGGAACCGCAAGATTTTGATGGTATCAACGCCAACCAATAAAGGCTCATCGATCATCGAGGAAAGATATTTGCAAAGCGATCAGCGGCGGTTCTTTGCTCGATGCCCTCATTGCGATGAGGCTCAAATCTTAGAATGGCGAAACGTGCAATGGCAAAAAGATCGACCGGAGACCGCCGGATATGTTTGCGATGGGTGCGGGGTTTTCTGGTCGGATGCGGAGAAAAACAAAGCCGTTCGGAATGGCTATTGGGAAGCGAGCCAAAATTTTCACGGCATTGCCGGTTTCCAAATTTCCGGAATTTATTCGCCTTGGATTTCGCTCGAGGATGCGGTTCGAGATTTTTTGAAGGCGAAGAAATTGCCGGAAATGCTCAAGGTTTGGACGAATACATATCTCGGCGAAACCTTTGAGATACAAGGCGATGGCATCGATGAGGATGATATTCCTGGCAAGGATTCATTCGATAAAGAGTTTTTGCCGGATGAATGCGTTCTCATCACCGCCGGAATTGATACACAAGATGATCGCCTTGAAATTGAAATTGTTGGATGGGGCCGAGATCAGGAAAGTTGGTCGCTAGATTACCGGACAATTTACGGCGATCCATCATCGCCTCAAGTTTGGGGCCAACTCGATGCGGTTTTATCGGAAACATGGGATCATCCTCGAGGGGTTGAGATGCCTATTCGGTGCGCGTGTATTGACTCGGGGGGCCATCACACAAACGCGGTTTATGTTTTTGTGAAGCCTCGAGAGGGGCGCAGAATCTTTGCAATCAAGGGTGTCGGGGGCGAGGGGAAGCCGCAAGTCGGAAAACCCTCGAAAAACAATCGGCAATCTGTTAGACTGTTTCCAGTGGGTGTTGATGGGGTCAAGGAATTGGTTTATTCGAGATTGAAAATTCGAGAGCCAGGGCCAGGATATTGTCACTTCCCCGAGGGGCGGGGTGAAGAATACTTTTTGCAGCTAACAGCGGAAAAGATGGTCACTCGGTTCAAAAAAGGTTATAAGAGGCGGGAATGGGTGCAAACCCGACCCCGAAATGAGGCTCTTGATTGTCGCGTTTATGCGATTGCGGCGTTGGCAATCATGAATCTCAACTTGAATAGTTTGGCAAATCGTTTCGCAAAGGCGGCACAAAGTGAGGATGATGAGCCAGAAATAAAAGCCGAGGTCGCGGAAAAGGTATCGCGGCCATCACAAAGACCGATGAGGCGTCCAGGCAGCGGCAACTTTGTGAACTCTTGGAGATGATATAAATGGCGAATTTATTCGATGCCGCAAATGCCCCAACAACCGAGCCGCTCGAAATTGTTGTTGGTGATTTCATTCAATGGAAAAGAACCGATCTCGGTGCCGATTATCCAAACAACCTTTATACCGCGACATATATCGCGCGAATAACCGGCGGCGGGGCGAGTGAAATAACATTGGTTGCCACCGCATCCGGCGATGATTATTTATTCACGGCGGATTCGGCAACCTCGGCGGCATTCATCGCGGGTTATTATCATTGGCAACTCGAGATTCTTAGGAACTCGGATTCCGAGCGGGTGGTGGTCGATCGAGGCACGTTCGAGGCGATTGTTGATCTTGATGTCAACAATGTTGATCCGAGAACCCATGCTGAAATCATGGTCGATAAAATCGAGTCGGTTTTGCAGAATCGAGCCGATGCCGATGTTTCGAATTATTCAATCAATGGCCGCTCTCTGGTGAAATTGTCGATCGATGATCTTTTGAAATGGCGAGATTATTATCGAAATGAATTGACGATGGAAAAGCGAAAAGAGCGGGTGCGTCGAGGCAAATCGACCGGCGCGACGATCAAGGCGAGGTTTTAAAAGATGGGTGTTTTTGATTTCCTAAAAAGAGATGCAAAGCCGGTCAAACGGCGCTCATTTAAAGCCGCGCAAAGTGGGCGATTGTTTTCGGATTTTATTGCCTCGAGCCGATCGGCGGATTCAGAGATCAAAGCCGCATTGCAGCAAATTCGGTATCGATGCCGCGATCTTGCGAGAAATGATGAATATGCTCGGCGGTTTTTATCGCTTATCAAAACGAATGTGGTCGGTGATCGGGGCATCTCGGCGCAAGTAAAAGCGAAAAACGCTGATGGTTCATTCGATGCGCCAGGGAATGCCATCATCGAGAATGCGTTTCGGGCATGGGGCCGCAAGGGCATTTGCACGGTTGATGGTCGGTTTTCTTGGAAAGACGCGCAACGGTTTGCGGCGGAAGCATTGGCGAGAGATGGCGAATTGTTGGTTCGCATGGTCAATTATCCACAGAACAATTTCGGATTTGCGATCGAGTTCCTCGAGGTTGATTTGCTCGATGAAAATCACAATGAAACTTTGCAGAATGGCAACAAAATCCGGATGGGTGTTGAGATCGATCGCTTTCACCGGCCAGTTGCTTATCATCTCTTGACCGCTCATCCTGGCGATAATGAATACACCTCGAGCCTTGCAACGCGCAGAACGCGCATCTCGGCGGATAAAATCTTGCACATATTCTTACCGGAGAGAGCGCAGCAAACGCGCGGTGTGCCTTGGATGTCGGCGGCGGTTGCACCTCTCAAGCAACTCAACGGCATGAGAGAGGCCATTTTAATCAATGAGAGAATATCGGCCTCGAAAATGGGTTTCTTCACTACACCAAGCGGCGATGATTTCGTTGGCGATGATGTTGAAAATACTTACACGCCAATCATCGAGGCCGAGCCAGGAACATTTCACCAACTCGGGCCAGGCGTTGATTTTAAATCATTCGATCCAACCTCGAACGCAAACACATTCGCGGATTTTGAGCGAGCGATCTTGCGGGGTATTGCCTCGGCATTGGGTGTTTCTTATGCATCGATCTCGAATGATTTAACCGCAACCTCTTATTCCTCGATTCGCCAAGGCGCTCTCGAGGATCGTGATTTTTATAAAGTTTTGCATGATTTTATGATCGAGCATTTTGTTCAACCGATCTTTCGGGCGTGGTTGATGGCGGCAATGGAAAGCGGATCGGTGCCAATTCCGCCGACTCGGTTCGATAAATTCGCCGACAATGTGGAGTATCGAGGGCGCGGTTTCGCTTGGGTTGATCCTCAACGTGAAATGAATGCGGCGGTGATTGGCTTAAATTCTGGCATTCTATCGATGCAAGATGTGGCGAACCAATATGGTCGAGATATTACTGATGTGATGGATCAAATCGTTCTCGAGAAACAAATGGCGAGCGAGCGCGATATTGTTCTCGCGTTCCAGCCGTTCGGCGGCGGTCAATCTGGATATGGGCCGATGAAATTCTCGGCGGAACCGATCGAGGATGAGGAACCCACCGATGGCAACTGATTTCCCGAAAAAAGGCGATGATCTTAAAATTTCTTTGAGAAACTCGAATTATCCTCAATTCGATCGGGATTTCGCCGAGAACATCAAAGAATTTAACCCCGATATATGGGGAGCCGGTGGGAATATTCGAGGCAATGAGGCTTTCACCCTATGGGGCCGAGCGCGTGATGGTTCCGAAACCGAGGGCGTTTTGAGTTGGATCAAAGAGCGAGAGGCATGGGCGGCGCGGCATTTTGGCGATGGTGAGCAATTCGCCGATGGTGATCTCGAGCCAAACCTCTCGAATGTTGGCGGGGTTGTTGCCCAAATAAAATGGGGCGTGATTGGCAACCTCGGTGAACAGGGGATGAAAGATGTGATTCTCGAGTTGACGAAAAAGCTCGAGGGCAAGAAAGATCGGGCGATCGAGGATTTGACCGACACGGCGCGGAAAAGCCTCGAGAATAAAGTTGCGGAACACAATGAGGAATATGGTGACGATCCAACCAAGCGAGCAACGCTTGGAATGTTGGCCGAATCCTTTTTAAGAGGCATAGGCGCATATAAGACAAATCCAGGCTCGGTTCGTCCTGGTGTGTCATCACCGGAGCAATGGGCTTTTGCCAGAGTCAATTCTCTGCTATTCTGTTTGAGAAACGGAAGATTTCAAGGCGGCAAGCACGACACCGATCTTTTACCGGAAGGGCATCCGGAATCAACAAAGGGTCAAGATGAGGAAAGAAAAATGGATGAACAACGGCACATCAAAAACGTGACCGAAACCGATGATTCCTACATCATCGAATTTGGTAAATCAGATATGGTTGAAACCGATGTCGAGGTTGACGTTGAAAACGGATACAAACCCGATGATGAGGAACGCAAGGCACCGGTCGAAACATTGCATCGAGCGATGGGCATGGATGCCGAGGTTGATGGCGAAAACGATCGGCGCGTTTCCATTTCGATCTCAAGCGAGAAACCGGT